TTACATATTCATAATTTTATCGAGTTTTTCAGATACCGATTTTTGCATGTCAGGAAGAACGTGACTGTACGTATTAAGTGTCGTTTCAATGTCGGAATGGCCTAATCGATCAGCAATTAATTTAACATTAACGTTTTGTTGAATCAGCATAGTCGCATGAGTATGTCGTAGGTCATGGAACCGTATCTTAGGTAGTCCGAGTTTCTCCGTTAAATTGTAAAACTCTTTTCTTAGGTTACGGGGAATCATCGGCTTGCCTGTACGCGTGCAAATCACTAGGTCATTATCTTCGTAGTCTTGACCGTGATATAAACGCTCTTCCAGAATCATTTTACGATGTATTTTTAATTCACTAACGAGTTTTTCTGGAATGTGTATAGACCGTACACTAGAAGCGTTCTTAGCTCCGACTTTTATTTCCGCAGCTTGCGTTAGAGTTTGTTTGATGTAAATAACGTTCCTATCAAAATCAATATCTCTCCAACGTAAACCCATAATCTCACCTTGCCGCATGCCGGTTAATAACGCCATTACACACGCAACATAAACGCGTGTGAGACGCTTAATGTTCTTGGATTCTGCTATGAAGTAATTTACTTGATCTAACGACCAAACGTCCATCTCCTTACGTTGTCTCTTCGGTAAAGTGGTACCTGTCGCTGGATTATCTTTTATGAGCTTCATTGTCTTTGCTTTTTTTAGAGATGCGCTTACTATTCGAAAGACTAAGTGGACAGTGTGAGATGAATAGCTTGTCTCATTTACTAGATTGTTTACAAACTTTTGAATGTGAATAGGCTCAATTTTTTGTAATTGAAAATGCCCTAGTCTCGGCTTGATTACGTTCTCACAATAAATTAAGTGAATTTCGTAAGTGGACTTCTGAAGATATATACGTCTTTCTTCGAACCACTCATCAAGATATTTAGAATAGGACATTTGCGACAAATCAAGAAACTCATCATTTAACATCTCGGCCTGTATTTTAATCAACGTATCTTCAGCTTCTTTTTCAGTTTTAAAACCACGTCGTTTTATTTGTCTTCTTTTTCCGGTAAATGGGTCTTTTCCTAAATCGAAAGAAAAATACCAACTTCCTCTTTTTTTATCTTGTAATACGCTACCTTTCATAATTAAACCTCCATTAGGCTTTAACTATTGAAATAATAGCTTCCATATCAAGTATTTTAAACTCTTGGACACAAATTGTATAGGGGTATAAAAAGTAGAAAAACGTAAATTATTTTATTTCTTTTTCGGAAAAGTGCGCGAAGTTCTGAGTCGGTGCGTCATAGTAAATATAAGAAGTTCACAAAGCATTTATTTAAATATAGGAGGTGTTTCGTACTGTTAGAAATGCGAGACAAAGGTTCCTTCATAAAAATATCTACTGATGCTATTGAATCTGGCATTGTCGCAGATTTAGGTGATGAGAGTTGGCAGACGTTATGTGTATTAGTTTCATTTATGAATAGCGTAGGAGAATGCTATGTGGCGCAAGGCGTTATAGCTGATTTGCTAAACATAAGTAGGGAAAGTACAAATAAACGTATTAAAAAGCTATGCGATTATCGTTGGGAGGGAAGGCCATTAGTCGTAAAGGAACAGAATGTACTAAGTGAGAAACAGTTCTCTACTAATCGATACGTTCTAAAAATTAGTAATGTGTTCGAGTTACCTTGCGGAAATGAATTCGCCGTTACACAACCGAATAAACCTCACAATGGTCAGTTAAGCGATTTAGAAAGAGTAAGAAGGCGCTTAATATTTGGTTACGGCAAGTGGGTTGGGTATGTTAAGGAACGAGATAACTACAAGTGTACTGTGTGCGGTAGTAACGAGGAAATCGTCGCACATCATTTAAACAGCTATGACATGTTTGAGGAAGGAAGGACTGACCCTGAAAACGGATTGACGCTCTGTAGAAAATGTCATTTGAATTTCCACTCTGAATACGGATTTGGAAGTAATACGAAACAACAATTTGATGAATGGAGGAAGAGAGTTGAAGTCAGGGGTTCTTGATTTACGTCACAATAAATTCGTTATGGTAACAAAAGCAGTGATTGATGATACGCGTTTCATTACGAAACCAGTAGACAAGCTCATATATGCGGTACTTTGTTCTTATGCAAATAACGATACAAAGGAATCATACCCAAGCGTTTCAGCTATATCGCAAAGGGCACGATGCTCAGAACGTACAGTACGTAGATCATTAAGAACATTAAAAGAGTTAGGACTTATTGATGTTAAAGCTAGGTTTGATGATTACGGGCAGTCTACCAATCTTTATATACTATTGGAACTCCCTGATTATTTTAATGAGGGGTTGACAAAAACGGAAGAGAGTCCTTGCTAATTTTGTCATGGAGTCCCTGTCGCCAGGTGCAGACGAACTAGACTTATAATAACTAGACTTACAAGAACTTTACTAAAGATTAAAAGCTAAAACCTTGAAGTCTATTTCTAGCGAAATAACCTTCCATCATTAATATATTCGGCGGTAATCACTTATATAAAAGAACGCCGCTAATAGATGATTAGATACGATGAACGAAGTGAGATCGTCAGGTTTTAAAAGTATTAACGATTTATATAAATAAAACGAATTAATAAACGGAGGTGTTTACGATGAGAGACGTAACGAAACGATTGCAACGTATCCTAACCGAATTAGAATCGCTTGAATCCGATATGCAACAAACGAATACACGTAAGTCACAAACGGATATAGCGCAGCAAGATATCTTACATACTATCGAAATTGAGTCGTTTACTACAGCGCGTGGTAATCACTTGTTGAAAGAGCTGAAACGTATTCGTAAAGAACGACGCAAGGCTAAGGACGATCAAGCGGTATTACAGTCGGTGATGCATACTCTAAAAGGCGTTAAGCAGAAAGTCGAGTGCAGTATCGGAAGTGTAACCGGAGTAATTGAACGTCAACAAGAACGACAGATGACGAAAGGTTACTGACTTATTGTCTAACGCAGATTATACGGTCAAATAACAAGAGAGTTATCTAGGTTTTAGTAAATGTATTTATCGGTGAGTGTTATCGGTAGGATAGGCGATAAGAAACGAAGATATAAGGTAGTGGTCAGAAAAAAAGACCTAAGAATATAGGTCAAAAGAAAAGGTGTAGCCATATATTAACATTTTTGTCGGTCGACGGCTATATGTATCGTATTGAGAAAATTCATAACGATATATGTCGAAAACATAGAAAAAAGAACCTCTGTAGCGACAGAGATTCGAAAGGGATGGAGTAAATACGTCTGTTAGGAAGACGCATCGAGTTGACAATACTCGATGATTAAATGATAGCACGTATCTTCCGAAACTATTAGCGGTAAATGTACCCAAAAGAGGTAGGTAAAGGAGGACTAACAAAAAAAAACGAATGTACTCAGCACTAATTAACAACGAAGACATACGAAAGCAAATTTATATCGAGGCGCTAATCCGTCGCAACATATTCAAGACGGAAGACGGTCGGGACTTATGGCAAGCGTCTAACGAGGAATTACATGATAAGTTATTTGAATTATTTAACGAGGAGGGAAACTGATGACCCGCATATCAACGAAAGATTTCCGCAACCTACCAATCGAAAAGTGGAACGTAACGACATTCCGAGAGTACCTAAAGCATGTACATGAAGAGCGTTATAAAATTCCGTATGTCACTCGCAGCTATGCGATGGAAGGACGTATGCTCAAAGCGTTCATCGCCGAGCATAAACCGGAAGCAACAAAACAGTTCATCGACGCATGTCTTGCCGACTATAAACCGACACGGGAGTATCCCGGATTAAACTTTGCGTTTATGTATTCTTATATGCGATCTAGGTTATTGCCGAGAGTTCTTGAAGAAATTCGTAAAAAAGAGGCTCGTTTTTCGCAGAATTCGCAATATATGAAAGTGAGTACTGAAGAAATTATCGATTATTTATAAACGTAGAATTTATTTTTCGAGTAAGTGCAAGTGAAGCGCGAAAAAGTGAGATTAATATTATTAGAGACGGAGGGAAAACGAATGACAAAACGATTATCTTTCGAAGAGGTGCAAGCGAAATTCAAAGAACGGGGATATAGATTACTAGAAACGGAATATAAAAACGCTCAAACTAAAATGCGTTATATATGCCCGAAACATCCAAATGATCCGCAGACAATTCGGTTTAAAAGTTTAAAAAGAGGTTCTGGTTGTCTATTGTGCGGAAAAGAGAAAACGAAAAGATCGCGTGAAATTAACGGTTTAATAGGAGTCGCTAAACGCGAATATCCGAAAGAGGAAGTAAAGGCAGCTCGTTACAAAGCGGAGGACTTATTAAACGAGTACTGTATGTCCTGTCCGTTTAATAGTTTAACGAGCGTTGAGGACGTACAGAAACATTGTTATAAAGAGTGTCCGTATGAAATCGGATTAGAACTACGTAAGTGCGGCGCAATTATGGCCGGTGAGGATGTCGATGCTGTAACGGAGCATTATGTAGTCAAGCATACGCTTGAACGTATTGATCGTAATGAGGCGACGGTATAATGCAATGCATTCTATCCGATCACTGTTCGTTATACAAAAGCGAATCATGTAACCGTCAGTGCACATCGTACATCGCACTACACGGATTCAACGGTAATGGAGGACGTATGGTAGCGACCAACTTACCGAAAGAATACCGTCATTTAACGTTACTAAATTCGCCTGTAAAGGACACACAACCGAAAGTCTATAAATCTATCGAAGCATATGTAACGACCTTTATGCGACAGTTTGAGGGAAATGAGGCAACGGATGTAAAAGATAAGATCAAATCGATGTATCTGTTTTCCGAAGAAACTGGCACGGGGAAAACGACGACGGCATCCGTAATTTTAAACGAGTGGCTCATACGGCATTACATCGGAAGTTTGCAACGAAATAGGCAATCGTTGCAGGTACCGGCGTTCTTTCTAGACGTCAATTATTTTCAAACGTTATTCAACGAATTCAATCGGTCAAACATACCGAAAGAAGTCGCGGAGAAATCGGCAAAGGAATACTATCGTCGCATGAGTAACGCGAAGACGGCTCCTTTCGCAGTACTAGACGATATTGGAGTTCGTAGTGCAACCGAAGCATTTCGAGGGGATTTACATGCGGTGATTAACCATCGAGTAACGAACGGATTACCTACGGTTTACACTTCAAACATTCCTATCGAAGAGTTGGAAGGTGTGTTTGATCGTAGGTTGTACGATAGAGTTCGAGATTTGTGCGTAGTGCTACCGTTCGAGGGCGAGTCGAAAAGGGGGATGCGGAAATAAAAAATGACCGCTCCTTTTATCAGAACGGCCGTACAAGTATCCATATGTTGGAGGTCATCACAAATGGCTTAAGGCGTCTTCTCTAAGCAGTATGGACAATGATTTTTACGATTATACATTAAAACGGTGAGTAACCAAATAGGCTACCCGCTACGTCCCTGCATGATACGGAGGAGAAACCCCGTTTTGAAAGAGTGAAGTCGAAGGGAGATCGGCTCAAAGATAGTATGCGCAAAACAAAAACGATTATTCAAAAGGGAGAATACGAAAATGAAGAAACTTATTATCGGTGCATTTCTATATTTACCGTTAGCTTTCTGGCTTAGTTATTTTTGCGGAATCAGTACGGTTGAAGTGCTCGCAACAATGTTTATTGTCGGAGTTACCGGCGGGATCTACAACGTAGTATTGGAAGAAGCGGAAAAGTAGGTATGTGAAGTAAGACCAAATTTGAATTTTGTTAAGAAATGGAGAGATGGAAAATGAGAAAAGTGGAAATTACAGTAGAAGAAAGAATTAAGAGGAAAATATCTTATGATTTTATCTTGCCAGAGCATGTATCCGAAAGTCAGATGAATATCATAATTGCCCGTGTAGAAAGTCGTTCGGATTGTGCTGATGATGTTGTACATTTGTTGCAAAAAGAAATACCTAGTTTGAAAGTGCAAAAAGTAGAAGAAACAGACTTGAATTTTGATGATGCTGAAATAATTGGTTATGACATAAAAGAAAACTAAACCAAAGCGTTATTTGAATCGAAAAGGAGAATGAGAGATGGAAAATAGTGAAATTAACAATTTAATTGCAGAAAAAGTAATGGGATGGCATTTACAAAAAATGAAACATGTAGCAGCTTGGATTGATGAAAATAGTAACTGGACTTTAAAACAAATATGGAACCCTTCGAATGATATCCGAGATGCATGGCAAGTTGTAGAGAAAATGAGAAAGGATTATGATTTTTGGTTCGAGTTAACTACACCAGAATCATTTTCTTTAAAAACAAAATGTTATTTCCAATTAGATGATATTGATGTAAGTGCTGTCTGTGAAATTGCGCCATTGGCTATCTGTAAGGCTGCATTACTAGCGATTGAAGCGAAAAATAAAAACTTAACAAAATAGTTATTTTGCAGAAAGGATGTATCGCAATGAGTAGTGCATGTATATGTCACATTGATCAAAATAAATGTTTGTGGTGTAAGAAAAATATATATTTCAGTACATTTTCTCAAGGCGTAGCTATTAATTTTCCGAATGGGCGGATAACGATGTTGCATACAAGGGATATGACGAAGGCTCGTGATTTAGCTGAGATTCTAAAAGAAACCGTTGTAAATATCGAGGAATTAAATTAAACAAAATTCTTATTTTAAATAAAAAGAGCGCTTTTAAAAGCGCTCGTTGACCAAGAATTGTATTGAAAAAAGTACTCAATGAATAATACTGAGATGATCATGAGTATTGTATGTAAATTTCTAATGTATGTGCAGCTTTTAAGTGGAATTTTTATTTCATAGCAAATACAAAAGAGCACACATATAAGCGTGCTCTTCGATAAAAAAGGAGAACCCTATGAGTGGAAGGTCTTCATAAAATAACATATGTTTGTCCGGTTTAAAGGTGACAAGTTTTAATAAAATCTTTATTTTAAAAAGCGAACGAAAAACATCACTGGATCCAATGAAAGTTCGTGATTTAATACAAAATCGTTATTTCATAGAAAAAAAGAGCACACATATAAGCATGCTCTTAGATAATTAAGGTTGGTTTTATGAGTGGCTAATCCCATGCAATAACATATACTTGTTCGGTAAAAAGGTGAAAAAATTTTGACGAAATCGTTATTTAAATGAAAAGACAACAAACGGAGGGGTTTGCTGCCTTGGTAAAAAGGAATGGCACTAAGTATAAATTACAGAGGTAACTGGTTAGTTAAAGTATATGTATTATATATAAAAATATCACCAAACCAAGGTGAGGATTATTAAACACAAACGCTATTTTAGTAGAAAACATTTAAAAGGCCCTGTTTTTTAGACAGGACCTTAAAAAAGGGAATGACTGTTAACAACTGAAGGTACCTTTATATTACCATTATTGGAACTCTAATTCCATATGTCGAATGTTGAGAAATAAAAACTTCATTTGGCACAACAAAGTAGCCAGCTTAATTAGCTAACCACTTGTTGTACAAAAGAAAATTAGGCCCTACAAGTAATGATGTGTAACCTTAAGTTACAGTTGTAGTGTAAACAAGATTGGAAAAGTTATACGGAAGTGAACTTAATAAAAACTTCATTTTAGTAGAAAAAGATAGGTTTCCTTATTAGGGAAACCTGTCCAAAAATAGATTAAGTTACAATAAACTCGACTGTAACTGGAGTCGCTGGATCAAGTACATCTCCACCAGGGATGGTAATTGAAGAAGGGCCAACAGTAATAGTTGAGGTATCGCCTACTTGAAGTATGCCATTGATGTAGAGATTATAATATGTGAACGAATTTGGGAATGTTGAAGTTCCACCTGTATCATTAGTGAAAGCTGTAGCAACAATCGCAAACGTAGCACCTGTACCTGTACCCGCAGATATTGTAGAAATAAATCTTCTGGAGGCTATAAACGGTGGTATTATTGCCATTTATAATTCACCTCTTTCTTATTTTTACTAGAACTAGTTTGTAAGAAAACTTGTTCTGTATTGTATTCTATGAAGTTCTTTAATATTAGAAGCGGCTTATGAACTGGTGCATAAGTGTAAATATCAATTTAGACATATTGTTGTTAAATAAGGATGACTATGTACAAAAATTTCATTTTGTATAGAAGTGAGGTGAAAAACAAGCATGTTAACTTGGATAACAATTGGTGTCCTTATTTATTTGATAATCGGATTAGGATTATTAGTTTGGTCAGTGACTACTTCTTCCTGGGGAGGAATCATATTGTGTTTTGCGATTCCAATTATTTTCTTCTGGCCTTACTTCATTATCAGAAGTTTATTCGATAGATAAAAGAGCAGCTAGCAAAAGCTAACTGCTCTCCAGAAAAGCATTAAGAAGGAAGTTCAGAACTCAAGTGTATTTATAGTATGGACAAGATTTAGAAATTTATTCGAGGAGGAACGGATAATGTGCACTTATTGGGAAAACGCAGTTAAAGAATTCTTCAAGAAGCAAGAGCAGGAACGGAATAAAAGAGCAGCTAGCAAAAGCTAACTGCTCACCTAATGGAGGTCTTGTCTCAACTAGGTGTCTATAGTATTGACGGAATGTTGATTTTTATTCAGGGGGTAGAGATGAAAAAGTTTATTGAGCTAGTAAATCATTACTATATTGAACCTGCTAAAGAAAAAGGGTTTTGGATTACATTCATAATTGTAGCGAGCAATATGTATTGGATTAATAAATGAGTTTTAAAACAAATAATCCTTTTAGAAGAAAGCGAGGCTAAACAATGACTGCATACCCAACGAAAGAACAAGAAACGGTATTAACTTTCGACAACGAAACGAAGGAATGGAGCGCATACTCTTGTGTTCCTAAACACATTCGTAAACTAGTAGAGATAGTCGGAGCGGAAAACGTTACAGTTATCGAAAAGGATGACGACTCTATCTTAGCGGTGAAATGTACGTTACAAGAAAAGCAAGTAAGTATGAAAAAAGTACGTCAGTATAGCGAGGATCAGAAACGTAAGATGGCGGAAAGAATGCGAGCGGTTCGTGGTGTTGTGGATTGACTAATATATTCGTTTTAAAAATAGGATAAATACAAAACTGCAATTTTTCATTAAACTCTTAAGTACAAACGCTCTTTGACAACCGAATAAAAATCGCTCAAAAAACAAAATGGAGGTGTATTTAATGAACTACGGAGAAATGCTTTTATCGAAAGTGGTAGATACCGCTAACCCTGTTCAACTTAACCATGTAACAGAACGTGACTTTGTTACAGCTTCGGAAAAGAAAGCGTACCGTTTTATCAAAGATTACGTAGAAACTAATCGAGGGAAAACGCCCGACTTTCGCACGCTAGTAGCAGAAGTCGACGGCTTCACATACGTCCCAAATGTCGAGGATAGTTTCGAGTATTTAACGAAACAAATCAAGTCTTATAGCGCTAAAATCGAAGTGATGGAACTCTTACAGAACGAAGCGCCTACCCAATTTGAGGAAAAAGACGGAAATAGTTTCCTAGAATGGTTGCGAGAAAAAGTAGACGGAGTTATAATTAGAACAAACGTTCGAGGTAAGGTCGGAACAAGCTTAAAAGCCGATGCAAACAAGTTTCTCGAAGAATATGATCGCAGGAAAAAAGGCGAGTCATATCGCATTTGGAACAGTCGTTTTCCATTCATTAATAAAGCGATTGGTGGCTACGTTTCTTCGAACATCTACACGATCTACGGAAAGTCAGGGCGTGGTAAATCCGCAACGACTATCGAAGAAGGCGTAGAGATGGCGTTTCAAGGTGCGAACGTACTAATCTGGCTAATGGAAATGGGTTGGTTCGAAGGGATGGTTCGTTTATATACTTCGATTTCTTCTCGTATCGGTGCGACTGTAGCCGAATTAGATGGCGTAAATCTAGAAGCGGGATTCGATTCGAAAGAAATCCGTCACGGTAAGTTATCGGAGGAATTCGAAGAAGGATTCAAAACGTTTTTAGCAAACATTAACGATATTTTACCTGGTAACATAATTGTACGAGGCGTAGATGACGACGACTTTCATCGAAGGGATTTACGTCAATTAGAAGTAGACATTACGGAAACGAACGCAGATGTCGTTATAGTCGATCCGTTCTATTATCTCGATTATGAGAAAAATACGTCCAAAACAGCCGGTGGAGATGCTGCCGAAACATCGAAAGGATTACGTCGATTAGCAGGTAAGACAGGCGTAGTAATGTTCGCTATCACACAAGCGGATGAAGTCGATAATAATGAAGACGAAGATGGTCAGAGGGAATTACGCTTACCGAAACGTAGTGAAGTAAAGAAAACGAAAGCGCTTTTGGAGGATGCGGCGCTATTGATAGCAGTAGATACTGACTCCAAACAAGGACGTGGCATGATCGGTATAAACAAAGGACGAGATGGTGGCGAAGGTGAATCTGCCGAAATCATTTACATGCCACAGATTGGCGTAATTAAAGAAATGGAAACCGGCGAACAGGCAGCAAAACAATTTACGAGTGTATTCTAGGAGGGCGTTCAAATGGCAACAATAAAGATTCGTGGACAAGACGTAAACGTAGACATCGAATATGAGTTACGGCAACATCACTGGACTAATGAACGGTGGTCATCCGATAAGCTGATTGCAGCCAGTCCACTTCGGTATGAGCACACGCCGAGTTTCTTCGTCAACTTAGACGGAGATTACGCCGGCACATGGAAAGATTCAGGTGCGTTTGATGCAGAATGGGAAAGCGGCAACTTTACCAGATTGTTATCTTATTTACGAAATGAAACGTATGAAGAAACAGAAGATTATCTTTTGGAATCGTATGGCACTAGTTACACTTACGACAACCTCGTACTCAAGCCACCGAAACTCCGGATTGATACCGGTCGCAAGGCCCTCGATTTTGGTCGGTTGCAAGAGTACGCATATAGGCATCTGTATTTAGGCGAACGAGGTATAAGCGAAGAGGTACAACGGCAAATGAAAATAGGTTACGACCGCTTTAGGCAGGCGGTTGTAATCCCGTGGTTTGATACTAACGGAAGATTGGCGAATATTAAGTATCGGAAAACGCGCGGCAAAGCATTCTGGTACGAAAAGGACGGAAAGCCAATTGGAGATTTGATATACGGGCTACATCTTGCTTATAAACGGAATATTAAACGGGCAGTATATTGTGAGGCGGAAATAGATGCGATGTCGTTTATGACGGCTGGGGTTTTCGGATTGGCAAACGGAGGATCATCGTTTAATCAACGTAAGGCAGATCAATTATTAAAGTCGCCGATAGAGGAATTGGTTATCGTGGCAGATAATGACCCGGCAGGCGAGAAACTTCGGAAAGAACTTGAGAAATATTTAAACGGTAAAATACGGTTGACAAACGGTTATGTACCTGGATATAAGGACGCAAATGAGGCGTTGGTAAAAGAAGGCGTAACTTCGTTGATATCTGTAGTTGATAATGCGGAGCCAGTTCGATTAAAATTAATATACGTGAATTCACGTAGTGACGGTCGGAGGGAAGATACGATACCTTCCCGGTAAATAGATGTTATTCCGTTTCCCATTCGTACAACTCTTCGATGTCACAATGTAATACGGACGCAATGTTACGCACTCGTTCCACATTCGGCAAATTACGCAAGCTGATATAATCGCTTATGGATTGCGGTGTTATACGCAGTTTTCTAGCGAGTTCGGCTTGTGTAATGCCATTTTTCTTACACAGTTCGGGAATACGGCACCTTCCGACTTTAAACGATGTAATCACCCCCTTTCTTAAATCGGAGGCTTAGAAACTATTATTCTTGATTGTTTACAATTTTAACTACTTTTTCTATAGGTACGTCTAGATGTAGACAGATTTCTTCTATTGTACTCAAATTTACAGACATTCCTTTGTTAATATTCGCAATGGTCCTCGCATTCAGAATTGTACCGCGGAGATCACTAATTACCATTTCTTTTTCTTTTAGCGTCTCATGCAACGGAGAGTAGTCAATCATTTTAACACGTCCTTAAAAAAAGTTTCTCAATCTATTGTGTGTTTACAAAAGTAAACATTGGAATTATACTTACATTATACCAAAATTTTCTTGTACAGCATAGGAGGGTTTTCAAGTGCCGGGGTTTCATAGAGAGATATGCGATATTATTAATGATAGAGACGATATAACATTTACAGCAGTTAGTGAGAGAATCGAAGCGTCAAAACAATGTATGTCTAAATTTAAAAAGGATGGAACCATAGGGTTTAGAAAGCTTTTGAGACTCTCCTATTACCTATTCCCTGATAATCAGGCGGATAAGATGTCTAAATGGTGCCTACAGTTAGATTCGGCAGAGTCTATTCAGCAAAGTTTAGAATACGCAGCGATTACTAGGAATGTTGATCTACTTAAGAAACTAATAACAAAGCATAAAAAAGAAGATGGTGTAATTAAGGATTATATAAATGTATACCGTATTCTATACAAGTACATGGTAGATGAAATAGAGGGGTTTGATCTTATTGATGAGCTACGTAAAATAGGTCAAATAGAGGATAGTACCTTAGTGATTTTAGTGAATATTATGAAATGTTATACATATTACTTCGAAAGAAAGTTTCATTTGATGTTAGAAGTTGCAAAAGAGGCTGAACAAATGATCTTCGATTTAAGTGATGCGAGAAAACTATTTATTAAAGAATGCTACTTACATAGATTAGCAGAAATATTAGCACCTATATATTTGTTCCAAAATCAATTAGATTTAGCTAGACATTATTCTTTTTTAATAACTAATGCTAATATCTGCGCGAAAACCGTTTCAGATGCGTCATACTATATAGGGATGTCGTACTTATTAGAAGATATTGATAAATGTTTGGAGTATCTTCTAAAGAGTCACGATATCGCCAAGACTATCGGAGAAGAGTATTTCGAAACGGAAACAAGATATAATTTGGACTATGTGAATGTTTACTTAGGTAAACCTCTAGGGTTAAAATCCGACCCAAGATTAATCATGTATCAGAATAATAGGTTAAACGGGAAGTTAATTGATGATATAGTAGAAGAAAGGGGAGAAAGAGATTTTTTATTAATGTATCAAGCACTTAATCAAAACTCACTTCCAAAATTATACGAATGTTTTCAAAAGTTTTTTTCGAATTCAAATTTCTTTTTCTCCGGGTTAGTCGCAAAGGAAATCTATGAACGAGGAGATCGTTCTATGATGACCCAAACGTTGATTAATTTTAAATCTAATAACGAAAATGGAGATGTTCAATTTGAAAAAAATTATATTAGGTGTTTTAGCAACTTTGACTTTAGCGATGGGAGTTTTTGCGCTTAATGGAGTACAAGACGGTAATGGTAAGTTTCAACAAAGTGCAGCAGAGACAAAACCAGGCGGTTAATAAAACAAAATAAGATTTAATTTAAGGGCGGTCTTATTGATCGCTCTTTTTTTGTCCGTTCGAATGTTTACATAAGTACACAAGATGGTAATTCCAGTACTTAGTGTACTTTGATAAATATTCCATTGTAATATGCTATACTTTGAACATTGGTAATAAACAAAAAACTTTTTTGAAAAAATATATTAAAAATGTGCGCGGGCTTGGCCGCTTGTGCGTCATAGTTAATGTAAGGGGGAATAGAAGTGAAAGACGAACAAAAATTGAATATTAACAAGATGGCAAACGATTATCTTCGAACAGGTGACGATTTCGTATTTACGGATTTGTACACTAGTTTATCGGAGGTATATCGGGACAAGCTTCGGTATTGGAGCACGAGTACATACATGGCAACAGAACACGACATAACCGGATTGTTCCACGATGTAATACAGAAGGTACTGAATAGCTTGCGAAATAACGCTGGCGGCGATTTCGTGAAACTATTCGTAGTATCACTAGGTAACGAATACAAATCACTATTACGAAAGTTACGTACCAGACGAAAGTACGAATTATATGACGGACATGATAACGATGATGACTCGAACACGGCAATGTTCGAAACTCTCAAAGATGAATTCGATTTAGAGGAACACGTTATAAAAAAGAAAGAAGCCGACCAGCGTGAGCTAATCGACTTCCTTACAGACCCGGCTAAGGTCAGTGACGAGACAACGACGGCGATCGTTGAAACGTTTATTACGAATGATGGACCAACAACTCCGACGGCAATCGGAAAGAAGTTAGGCCTTCATCATTCTACGGTAATTCGCAAGATCGAGCGCTTGGCAAAGCGTTTCGATGAAAGACAATTCGGTAATTACCGAGATTATCTTCTTGCGTAATTTATATATACGCATAGGCATCGCGTATATATCGAAGTTTTAAATAGTTATGTGTACGAAGGGGGCAAAACGCTTCCCTTTGTACTTACAACTAACCGACTTGGCAGGTCGATCAATTGCAATACTTTTGCTTAACGGTAAGTTGCCTTACCACAAGCTAAGTGAAGTCCACAGACAGGACCTCACTGTCATTATACCGCATTACGGAATTGCGTACAAATCAATTCTTTGTAAATCCGTTCGACACTATTTGTCATATTACGTTTTATTCTGATATTAAAATATAATAGTATGAACGTCGATATAACGTCATTACCTGCGTATTTCCCCCGAATATGAACAACGGGTAGTGACGTCATATGGGCGTTTGGCATATACGTCCTACAAATTCTTGATTTCTACCGATGTATCCCCCACGTCGGTATTGCGTAACTTGAGAGATTGTTTAGCGCTGAAAAGCGATAAGTTGCGTAATACGGGCGTGGGAGTCACCCAAGCTCGAATAATAACGAAGGAGTTGTTTCAATGGGAATTAGAGAAACGTTAAAAAAGCGTGAGGAACAACGTGAAGCAAATCAAAACGGAGGTAACAACGATTTTCCAGAAGGCGTGACGAGATACGTACGAATAGGAAAACACGGCGAAGTAAACGCAGGAGGTAGAACGTTTATCTTATTAGCGGAACCGGACAATTGGTATTTCTACTTCGTACACGAAGACAAAACATTCGACGGTAAACGTACGATCCATCGATTCCGAAAACATTCTTGTCTACATTCACCACGTGAAACAAACGCAGACATTACGCAATACTTCAAACCAGGTAAAACGGAATGTCCATCATGTAAAGTCGGAGCGAAACGTAAGATGTACGCAATGATTCCTGTTTACGATTTGGAGTACGGCACCTATCGCGTAATCGATACGGCTGAGTTCCATATCAACAACATTATTGCTGACTACGATAAAGCCGAAAAGATGGGTCGTAAGTTTAATCCGAATTATTCGTTAGTAGGCGAAGCGGTACACATTAAACAAGTCGATAAATCTTACTCGCTTGAGTCAGGTGAGGCAACGGACGAGCAAGTCGAAAAGGCTAAAATGTTTATTGGTACGGAATTTGGTTACGAAGACTTAGCGAACTTCCGTGAGGAAAGCGACGTTATCTCATTATTACAAGATGCGGAAGACGATGCGATTGATAAATCGAAATTACCGACGGCTTCTAATAGTAACGATGCACAACCGATTGACATTATTGAAGATGAACTACCGTTCTAAGGAGGGCGCATATGGCACACGAAACAACAGTTAAGGGTGGTTGCTCGGAACTCCGAGTAGCCCTCGCGCTCTTAAACCTCGGTTGGGAAGTAGCGAATTCGTTCATCCCGGAGGTTTACGACTTAGTAGCGCGTGATCCGATTAACAAACAGTGGTACACGATACAGGTAAAAACGATTCGAGTAAGGCACGATCGTAACGATGCATTAGTAGTACAAGCGAAGAAAGGTAACGGCGAAGCTTATACGAAAGATGATTGCGACTATATCGCAGGCGTCGAAGGCGACCGAGTATTCATGTTCGAATGTGCAGGACAACGTGAGTATTGGGCGACGGAGACTAGCGCTAGTCAACGATGGGTTGAGTTAACGGCGGTTAGTGAAGACGAAAGTGAAACGGAGGCGGTTGCGAATGGGTAAATTATCGGTTTTAGGTGCACAACGTGTTAAAGCTCTGACGGAGATGTTAAGCGAAAAGCTACGTGAAGAATTATTTAATATTGATACTCCTTCAGAAAACGAGCTACAGACAATGGTAGATAAAGAATTCGGTATCGATGATTGGCAATCAGAATACGAAAGCCATATAGAACAGGCAAGAGAAGTAATTAAGAAGTTAAATCCTATAACAGGCAGAAACATTTCAATTAGTGAAAATAATTACGGGCGAAGCAATACTACGGATTATTCGAAACGTCTTAGTGAATTACGTCAGGAATTTATAGATAAACCACGTCAACAATTACGTGATGAATATAAAAGGAAAGAACAAATGTTGTGGCTTTGTGAAACGTTAGAAGAAGCGAAAGCAATCGTAGGAATTCAATAATAACTAAGAAAACGGGGAGGACGAATAATATGGCGAAGTTGAACGGAATTAAAGTGGTTAATGGAAATACGGTGGAATATAACGAGTTTGTTTACGAGCCTACTAATGAAGGAGCGCGACAAGGTGATTTAATTCAATGCTTCGAAATCGATTCTACGGATTTAACGTACAAAGCGTTTTATCGAGTAATTGGTGTGGATGAATATAACGATATACAATTTCTTGATGATGAAAACGATGAAAGAGAACGAAGTGTTACTGATGAGGAATATAAGGTATTTCGTAAATCCCACGCAGTTACTACCGACAAACTAACCGACGCGGAAGGCGGAAAAGAAGGTACTGTAAAAATCGAATTACCTGACGGAACTAAACTCGAAGGTACTCCGTCTGACTTAGCCTCGGTTACTCGTAGCATGCAGGCGTTGCAAGCGGAACAAGTAGCAGCGGTGGAAATGCCGGAAGAAGCGGTTGAAGAAGACGAGGTACTACCGCCGCAATTAAAAGCTGGTGAATACGGTAAAGTTGTCGAGAAGTACGACATGTTCTTACCAGGAGATATCATAAAAGTTTTACGCAACGATGGATCACGCGTTCCCTATTATGCTAAACGTCTATCAGGTGGAGAAGAGAAATGGCTTTTAGAAAAACAGTTAGTGCGTGCTACAGAAGCCGAAGTAAAAGCGGCGACTGAGCCGAAAGAGGAACCGTTAAAAGTCGGTGATTATGCGAAATTAATTAGCACAAATTTTAATACGAATGCAGATTTAAACGAGATTGTAGTAATTAACGTTGTTGACAAGACGGTGATTCCCTACGGAATTAAAAATTTAAACGGTGAAGAGATTGGGTGGGCACCTAAAGATCATTTAGTAAAAGCAACCGACGAAGAAGTCCTCGAAGCGAAGCAATCATTATTGAAAGAAGGTGACTTTACGAGGGTTATTGGCGTAGAGCATACGAAACGTGGTGGATTTCACGATGAAGATAACGAAGATGTAGGAGGAGGACACCTATTTGAAAATGGAACCATTGTTGAATTAAATAATCCTTACAATAAGCAAGATGAAACTGAGGATGCTTTTAAAGCGTACTATCTTGACGGATCCGATTGGTGGTGGGTACACCGTAAAGACCTCGAACCACTAACGAAAGAAGAAGCGAAACACATAGAACGTGAAGCTGAGGAAGAGAAGAAAGCGAAAGCGGAACGTGAGGAGAAAGAAGCGGAGCGTGTTAAGTGGACGGTTATCGGTCGTGAGGTTGGCGAGATTAAGAAAGGTGATATCGTTCGTACGATTTCTCATTGTGGGAGTGTCAATCCGAAAGGGACTATCGGCATCGCTGAGTATGACGGAAAAACATACAGCACAGCAACAATCGCGTTAAATGGAAATTGTGGTAATTATTCTCAAGTGGAACTAATCGTACCTGTAGAACAACGCTTCGATACAGTAGGTTAAACGATGCGTATTTGCGAAAAATGTAGCGCTGTGCTCAACCGTGAAGAGTTCGTTTACGACGATCGGGAGGGTAACACATTTTGCGATAAACGTTGTTTCGAAGAGTGGGCGGACGAGCACCATGAAATAGTAACGAGTTTTTATTATCGATTAAATTGTAAGGAAACGGGGCGGTAAGTGTGACGCCGAAATTAACGTTGAACTTAAAGATACCGAGTAAGACGGACAGGCAAGCCGTTGAAAATAGGGTAGCAAAAGCGGTCGAGCGTAAGGTAAAGGCGACCGAAACGATGGAAGACGCGTGGCAACGGATTCTATCAATGAAGAACAGTGAGTCTGATAGGCAGAGACTTGTGGAAGTAAAAGAAGCGATGACGAAGGGCGAAATTGGTCGTAGCCCTTCCGACCTCGCTAAACGTTTTAGTAAGGCGGAAGCTTTGCGATTATGGAAAGTTCTACATGAGCGAAAACGAGACGATAAGATACGTGAAATGGTGTTGGCTACACCGGACAATTACATATTAGTTACCGATGGCAAGGTACTAAAGCAAATGTTAGATGGTATAAAAACGTCTGATTTAATCGGATTTGACTGTGAAACTTTCGGAGAGGAAAACGGAGCATTAGACCCGTGGAAAGGTGATGTAGCAGGCTTTTCGATATCGACGAGAAATCACAACTATTATGTACCGTTGAATCACGAAGAAGGCTCGAATTTAAGTGAAGCCGTTTTATTACAATACGTTAAACCTGTGTTAGAGCAAGTGAAAACCGTAATGCACAACGCACCTTTCGATTGTAAATGGTTTATGCAGCGTTACGGAATTAACTTAATCGATAACTTACATGCAGATACACGGATAATGGCGATGGCGTTAGATGAAAATCGAAACCACCGACTAAAGGATTTGATAACGGATTGGTTGTGTCAGCCAAGCGATAATTTTGATGAATTATTCGGTAAAACTCCGTTTAATAAGATTCCGTTAGATGTAGCGTTAGTTTACGCAGCGGGCGATACGGAGAAAACTTTAAAACTGTACGATTGGATTATGGAATGGTTTGACAAACGAGAGGATTTACAAGAAATTAAGTCGCTCGTTTTTAATATAGAGATGTCGGTATGTAGACAATTTATTAAGTCGGATTTGATTGGTATCAACTTCGATGAAGAGAAAGCAAATGTATTAGACGAACAACTGGCTAAAGAGGAAGCGGAAATACAGCGTGAGATATACGAATTATTTGATGAAGAAATTAACTTAGGTTCACCGGTTCAATTGAAGAAAAAGTTATTCGTAGATTTAAAGTTACCCGATATAGAAAACGGATCAACTGGCGTAAAAGCATTGAAGAAGTTGAAAGGGAAACATCCCGTAATTTCTAAGATTCTCGATTATAGAGGCGTCAGCAAACTACGCGAAGCATTTACGCAGAAGTTACCGAAAGAAATCAAATATGATAATAAGATTCATCCGTGGCATAACACGTACGGAGCGGCGACAGGACGGTTCACATGCAAATCGCCAAACACCCAGCAAATACCCGCAAAGCGTCCTGAAATACGCCGCCTGTTTACATCGAGTGCAGGTAAAATACTCGTTTCTATAGATTACTCGCAAATTGAATTACGCGTATTAGCGCATATGGCCAAAGAACCGGAACTAATCAAGGCGTTCAAAGAAGGCCGCGACATTCACTCGACTACAGCAGCGATGATTAGTAACGGTAAATACACGTATGAGGATATCGAATCAAATAAAGATACAGACGGTTCGCCTGAGCAGAAATCTCGTAAGCAAGCTAAGGTGGTTAACTTTGGTATTGTATACGGAATGAGCGACAAAGGATTAGCTGATACGTTAGGTATTACGAGAACCGAAGCGCAAACAATTATTGATAACTACTTCAAAGGTTACAAAGGAATTCAACAATATATGGACGAGCAGAAACTGTTGGCCCGTAAGCAGGGTTACATTACGGATATTTTCGGTAGGAAACGTCGGTTACACACCGAGTATAAGTCGAAAGACCGTTTCTTACATTTCCGTGCGGATCGTATGGCCGGTAACTTTCCGATACAAGCGTCAGCCGGTTCAATTTTAAAGAAAGCTATCGTAGATTTACAGGCAGTTTTATCGAAACATAACGTAGATATTTTACTCCAGGTACATGATGAATTGTTATTCGAGTGTCCGAGAGGTATTTCGAAGGAAGCACTATTCGAATTGAAAACTACGATGGAAAACGCAGTTAAATTATTAGTTCCTGTCAGATGTGACGTTGAGATAAATCCAGAACGATGGTTAGAGAAAGTAAGTATTGAAGTATGGTTTAACGAAGAGGAGGAAACGGAATGAAAGTAATTACGAAACAAATAGAGATAACGGAAGAGATAGCAGACAATTTATTCGAGGATTGTGGCTTTATCCATGAAGGAATCAATTACGAATTTGTCAAGGAGACTGACGAGGATATGGACGACAATGGTAAAACGTATTCGTACATTGTTAAAGAAGAAGGTACGAATCATTACTACAGTATTGACGTTTATCTAGTGAGATATGGATACGAAGATTATGGGTTTGAAAAATATGTACAAGACCACAAAATGTATCGCGTTGAATTAAAAACATTAACTACAGAAACATGGGTATGCATTAAGGAGGAATCAAATGACTAACATAACACAAGTGTCAACGAAAGAACTAAGCGAGGAATTAGAGAGGCGACACGGCGTAATCACCGTCCAGGTCGAGCCTTACGAAAAGATAGAGGTCGGAGGCATACGCGTAGCAGGACCGGCAATCGTTTTAATAAATCAAGATTAAGTATTTAGTAGAAAGAAGAGAGCCAAAGCCCTCTTCTAAACTAAAAGTTCAGTATTTATGAACAAATTGGAATTCCTAATACAGTTAAAGCTAGCGCCACTTGAAGAGTTATCTCCAATCTAGCAACTTCGATCCCTGCAACTGAGAGAACTAAGAATGGATTACCATTTACAAATAAAATACAGCTTGTCATGTTTATTCACCACCATTCTATGAATCTACTATAGTGTATGTTCAAGCAAAGAGATTGCAATAGTTAAATAGCTTGATTTAATAGACTTGAGTAGATGGCGACATAAATTATTAAAGGAGGCGTTGACTTATCGTAACGAAAACTAATGCAGCACAACTACTACGTCAGAACACGCAAGAAACATTCGCTTATGAAATCGCAGAGGAATTCCGTAATTTCCTCGAAACGTGGCATTCATATACGGAGCCTTACGACACGCCTTTAGATGTTTGGCTTCACGAAAGCTATGCCAAAGTATTAAGCAAAGGGACCTACTTAGATTATCGTAGTCTACCGTATTTCTCACCTTCCTCGGCGAATAGCTGTCCGAGAGAGCTTTACGAAAAGGCGTTACGAAGTCCACGAGATCAAGCCGAAGTCAAACCGTGGCAACGTCGATGGCAGTTCATCGGAACTAATATCGGCGATGCGATTCAACGAGATATTTTACTCTCTGAAAGGCATTACGAAAAGCTTGCCGGTGAGAAACCACGTTTCAGAATCGAACGTACGAAAGACGGTTATCCAGCGTTTGAGGATTTCGTTAAAACACGAAAGGTAGTCGAACACAACGGTCAACAGTTCGCTTTAATCGGTACGTGTGACGGCATTTTAGAATACACCGATGGGAATGGCGTGGTTACAAGAGTTGGACTCGAAATTAAGTCGAAACAGACATCGTACAGTAGAACTTCTGAATATTCACTGCGCGAACCTAGCGCCGACCACGTCAAACAAGTTACATGCTACTCGTTAATGTACGACTTAGATTATTACATCGTACTTTACATGAACGCATCGAAGAAAGCATGGAATATGAGCGAAGAAGATTACGCGAAGTATCCGGACTTTAGAGCGTTCGGCATTGCGGTTACAGACGAGATGCGTGAAGAGGTGCTGGACAAGTTTACTAGTATCGTAGCGGCCGTAAAAACGAAGCAACCACCGAAACTAGATATCGAGCATTGGACATTTAACAATTACAAATCGGCATGTGCTCAGTCGTTAAGTGACGAAGAGTGCGAGGAAATTAAAACACAAGTCAGCCGAGTAAAGCGTTCAAGTTTATCAGATACGAAGAAAGCTCCGTATATTGGTGCGTTGGAGTTTATCGATAAAGTACGGGAGGGAATGTAAATGGAAAATAACAAATATCTTTATAGATTTTATTGGGACTGTGGTCGAAGTGGCGATTTAGAAGGGTTATTAGTGGCAACGGAAGAGGATGTATCGAGTGCAATCGGCAAGGAAGCGTATTTTGGTGAAGTGTTAGGTAAGCATAGCGAAGTTTACGGAGAAATTGAAGAAGGTGACATTGCGAAAGTTGATATCTCACCGGAAGCGGTTGCCGAAGTATCGAAACATCTTGGCACAAATTGGAGCGGATTCAATCCGTTAGAGTACATCAATGAGGACGATGAGTAAACGTAAAGTCTACCGAGTACTTTCGGTAGACACATCGTTAGGTTGTCCAGGTATTGCTGTAATCGACGTAATCGACGGCAAGCCGAAACTAATCGACGTTTCCCACGTTAAAACAAAGTCGACTGAGCCGATTGCTTTACGTACGAAAACAATTGAAGCATGGGCGCACTTATTCATTCGCAAGTACGCGCCCTATGATTTGATAGTTCGAGAGGGGTTCGCTAGTAAAATACCACATACGAACTATACGGTGTTTAGCGCTTGGAATGCGGTGGACCGCGCGTTAAATGATTTCGGATTGAAAGTCGATGATAGCATCGGACAGGCTTCCGTAAAAAAGAAACTACTCGGCAAGGGACGAGCGGAAAAGGAAGAGGTCGAGGCTGGTGTGAGGAAGTACGTTGAGTGGAGCGAGTTCAAGACGAGCGATGAAAGCGATGCGTGTGCGATAGGATTAGCGTATTTACTCGATAAAGAGATTATTTCAAAGGGGGGAGCGCAATGATTATATTAAGTGTTCGTGGTGATGGTGACTATGGTGCAATAACATTTGAGGAAATGTATAATGCGCAAAGTGTATACGAAGGAATGATAGCGGAGGGGGTTACGAAGAAGTCACTATTGGATGATTACGATGAGTTAGGAATTCACGTTGAAATATTTGAGTTCGGCGAAGTAGACTCCGAGTTTATTAACTTTTTATATAATGAAAACTTTATAGATTATGACAGCGCTAAAGATCGAAATTTCTATGAAGTAGAGGCCGTTAAATGGAATACATCCTTCACCGACTAGGGATCGTATTTTCTCCGTCACTCACACAAAAAGGAGTCGGACCATTTCCTATTAAGTTCGCGAGAAAAAGATTTGAACAACGTATTAGATTAATCGAAGAATTCTTACGTAAGCAAAGGGAGGACGTGGAATGAAAAGATTCTTAATAGAAATATCTGGCGAAGTAACTAAAGGTGATATTTCAGACGCACTGTACCACGGGCTGGAAAGAAATGAAGTGGATTGGACATCATACAATGTTTTAGAAATAGAGAATGAGGAGGCCGCACAATGAGCGACAAATTAGTCGAACTGTTCGAACTACAACATGCTTTAGATAACCGAATCATCTTCGAAAGAAACATCGATAAATCAATCGATGAATGGGTCGTAGGTATCACGCTTGCAATGGAAAGTGAGATCGACGAAATCAGACGTGAAGTAAATTGGAAGTGGTGGAAGAACGAGAAGGAAATGGATAAAGATGCGTTACAAGGTGAAGTAATCGACATATGGCATTTCCTGATTAGTCTTTCGCTTAAATGCGGTTTATCAGCGGAAGATGTTTATCGTACTTACCTAGAGAAGAATCGAGAGAATCACGCAAGGCAGGACGGAACAAGTACGAAAGAGGGTTATGAAGTAGGAATCGATTTTGCAAATGGCACGGATCATACAGGATATCCGAAGTAACTCGAGTTTGATTTCGAGAAGGAGCACGTGAAATAAAAAAGCCTCCTATACTGGAAGGCTAGTAATTTCTTAATCAATTAAACTATATGTTTTTGAATAAGATTTAAAGTTAATCTTTTTGCTGCGTTTGTTAATAAGAAAACTCTTGAAAGATATAAGATTTTTGATTGAAAAGGCATGTTTCTTGCGAGCTTCAATAGCGACTTTAAAAGTAACAGTTACATCAGTAGTAGAAATATTAGGCTTAGGAGAAAATGCAATTGTTAATCTTGTAAAACTATTTGATTTAAACACTCCGTAATTAGATTCTGGAGCATTAAGTGCAAGAGTATCATGGGACGTTTTGTATTCAAAATAAGTAGAATCTGGATAGTTTCTTTTTAGATTTAGCATATTATAAGTTTCAAATACATTATGGTTATTAAAATCTAGAATACCTAAATCAAAGTATGCAATATCAGATGGTGAGGGGTTAACGACTGCTAAATGACAAATATAAATACCATTATCATTGATTAGCATGACTTCATCAGTTTCTATTGAATTCGCTATTTCTAACTTATCTTCGAAAGTAACATCTAATCTTTTCTTATTTTGTCTATAAACAGTAATCGAAACAATTAAAGCGGCTGAAGAAATCAGTACGGGTAAAATATACCTAATGAAATCGAAAATGTGTTTATTTAAAAAAGTATATAATTCGGACATTAGTGCAACTCCTTTCCAGTTAATTATAAGGTAAAAAATAAGGATATTCTAATAAAACGTTTGTTAATTTTAAAAAAATAAATGGGGTAATCGAGTATGAATCTTAAATTACTAGCGCATACGCAATTAAGCGAAGAGTTCTATGACAGTTTTGACGTTTACAACGAATTTATTGAAATAAAAGGTAACGAGTTAGATAGGTTGGGAGCAACTGATGGACAAGCCGTGGCGCTATCCGCAGTTCGCACGTGCTACTCCGCAAACAAGCCGTCAGAGATTGTCGCTAAAGAAGGCGGTAAATACTTCGGCAACAAAGCAACGGACGGAGGAAAAGGTACGGAAGCTGATCGCTTAATGCGTCATATTGTAGCGAGCAAACACGTTTCTACCCTGGAGCATATAACATTTACTTTTGCTATCGAAGGTGTAAGTCGTGCTTTACTAGCGCAACTCACTCGTCATCGAGTCGGATTCAGCTTTTCGGTGCAGTCGCAGAGATATGTACGATTTGGTAGCGATGATAAGTCAGGTGGATTTGATTACGTTACTCCGAAAAGTATTGAAGAAAACGAAAAGATATTCGATATGACACTACTTGATGATACGAAAGCAAAACGTAAACCTCAATTTTTCTACGAAGATGCAATGCAAGTCGCGCAATATTGCTACGATACTCTTCGTGAAATGGGTATTCCCGCAGAAGACGCTCGTATGGTTCTTCCGCAAGCAGCAACTACGAATCTAGTCATGACGGTGAATTTACGTAGCTTACTAGATTTCTACGCTAAACGTAGGAAGGGAAATGGGGCGCAGGCGGAGATTGCAGAGTTAGCGGAGAATCTACGAAAAGAAGTCGTTAAGGTTGAACCGTGGGTTGATGAATTTTTTGAAGGAGGGCGTTAATATGGCAGACGTAACTAAAATCGAAAGTAAAGATGGAAATATCTACGAGGTTGACGGAAAGAAATATCGTGAGTTAACGAAAGAACCGGTGGTTGGGGATATGGTGTTAATTGTTAAACCGCAACAAAGTATCAATTATGGGGAAGGAGATGTTCTTATACTAACGGACGTTAACGTGGAGATGGGTGATTATGGTTTTGTTGACAAAGTTGGTGATGAAAACGGATTGTATCGAAATGAATTCGTAATCGTAGAACCAATCGAAGAGATAATCGAGCAAGCTGTCGGTCGGGAGTTCGATTCTCTATCTCGAAAAATCAATCGCCTAGCAGAACGTACAGAAGAAAACCACCGTAATATCATAACGTTCTCACAAATGGCTGAATCCGCTAGAAGCGACTCTTCGAAAGCAATCGGTGGTGTAAACGCACTAGACGAACAGTTAGAGCTAGTACGAGAAGATATCGTATTCCTTGACGAAAAAGTATCAGCGCTAGAAGAAGCAAAACCATCGCAGAACATTACGATAAATATTAACGTTTTAGATATTGAATCCGCTAAAGCAATCGTTGAAACTATAACGAAAGGGCGTGGGTGATTTGAAGAAGATTCCTCTACGAGGTAAGAACGGAAGGGGGAATTTCGCTCTTGTGTCGGACGATGACTACAACGAAATATCACAGTATAAATGGTATGTTACACAGGGTGGTTACGCATGGCGAGATTGGAATGAAAATGGAAAGAAAAAGAGTATCGGTATGCATCGTCAGATAATGAAACCTCCAAAAGATTTGGTAGTAGATCATATCAACGGAGACAAACTGGACAATAGAAAAGAAAACTTAAGAGTATGTACTCAACGAGAAAACTCTCTAAACAAAATCATCGGAAAAGATAATACAAGTGGTTATAAAGGCGTGAGTTATGCCAAGCGAGATAACAAATGGCAAGTCCATATTAAAAAGGACGGTAAATCGTATTATTGTGGCGCGTTTGATGGTGTTGAAGAAGCCGCACGTGCCTATGATTATTATGCTGACAAACATTATGGAGAATTTGCACGGCTTAATTTCCCTAGTGAAGTACCAATGGAGCCACGTAGACCTATAGTGAAGCGGAATAATAAGTCTGGGTATAGAGGAGTAACTTGGGATGGGAGACGTAATTCATGGAGAGCAACCATTGTTAGAAATTATAAACAGAAATATCTTGGTAATTTTGAGTCAGTAATAGATGCGGCTGAGGCATATAACAAGGCAGCGATAGAGTTGTTTGGCGAAAAGGCAAAGCTAAATTTAATTAAGAAGGAGATGTCTGTATGACAAAGTTAGCACTTACAGGAAAAGCACGTTCAGGGAAATCCGAACTTGCTTGGTATGCGCATTTCATATACGGATTTAAAGAATTCGACTTCTCAGCGGTATTGAAGGGCGAGTTCCATCGACTGTTTCCACATATCCCACGCGACCCGAAACCCCGCGCTTATTATCAAAAGTTCGGACAGTGGTTACGTGAGATTGATCCGGATATTTGGGTGAAGATGACGATGGGAAAAGTACACGAATATTGCTTCGAGGATTCGTTAAATAAAGTGAACCATAAGCCGAAAGTGTTAGTAAACGGAGTGAGACAACCTGATGAGTATCAACGCCTTAAGGACGAAGGTTTTACGATTATCCGAGTAAACGCATCGGATGACTTACGTATTGGGAGGGCGCACAACGCAGGTGATGTATTTACCGAAGTTGATTTTGAGCATGAAACGGAAAGTCATATCGATACTTTCGAAGTAGATTACGAGATTAATAACGTTAGTAGTATAGGCGAGATGTACGATCAGTTCGATGAGGTTATGCTTGAATTAGGTGTGAAGTCGGTTAACAGTCGTGATATTAGAGCGGATGCTTTTAATGATTTGAAAGTGATTTTGTAATAGAATTTGAATTTTGTACAGAAACGGGATGAAAGAGATGTCCAAATATGAAAAACCAAAATGTGATTGTGGAGAAGGATTGGTGTATTGGACACAGCCAGTACAGACCTTAGTATACAAGATTAATAAGAATGGTCTGAAAGCAAAAAATCCTTTTAGAAACGGAATCTTGATTGAAGGGTGTGTAGACCGACTCGTATGTGATAAGTGCGAATCAGAATACGATATTGAATTTGATGAAAAAAGTCGAGTAATTAGAGGCGGGGTTTACTCTTACTAA